GTCTTGTAGTTCGCCTCCGCCTGGGCTGCGTTGTCGCCGGCCTCTGCCATCGTTGCGACGAGCTCAGAGATGGTGTTCAGGCTCTTGGCGATGCCGTCGTGGATGCGCTCAACGGTAATCACTGTCTACCTCCACCAGTCGAACCATTATCCACTCAACCACAGGCACAGCAACAGCGTTGCCCATCTGCTTATACCTGGCGCTGTCGGCTTGCTCGACTAGCCCCTTCTTCTCGTCTACTCGGTGCGTAGTCCAGCCGTCAGGGAAGCCCTGAAGTCGCTCGCACTCTGTTGGTGTGAGCCGTCGAACGGTGGATGGCGGAACTGCGACACCATGCTGGTCAAGTTTGGTCAATGTGAACATCGGGTCTGCCTCGTTTCCATAACCTTTACCACCTGGGCCGTTCTGTGGCTGTCGCCCAATAGCGTTGCCTTGCATTGGATAGGCAATCATCGGCGTGTTGTTGCCGCCGGTTCCCATCCGCGCCTGAAGCGTCGGTGTTGTTTCTTCGGTCACTCGTACTCCGTCTCCATGTCCTCCGGTATCAAAGATGATGACCGTTGCTCGGCTGTCTCCTGTGTTATCCATAATGTTTAGCGTGGGAGCCACGACCCCCCCCGTCCATACCTCGGCAGGGAGTGAGCCGTCCTCATAGCGCTTCCCCGAGCGTGTGGTCTTGACCCACCACAAGATCCGTTGCATCTTTGTAGTCTCTCGCTTTCACGGCGCGCGTCGTGCCGTCTATCTCGTAGTCTCCGAAGCCGCGCATCCGAGCTACTGCTGGCTCAATCAACACTTGCCCGTTGCCAGTGGCGAGGGTGAGCGACTGATCCGTGCTAATCAAGGGGCCTTTGCCCCCCCCTGGCTTTCCTTCTCGCATTGTGAGGAGGACAGGAGCGCTCTCTCCAGCATCGGCGGCAGTGTCTTTCCTCGACGGCTGGCTCGCCTCAAAATGCCCTCGCAGGCCTTCGCTGAGAGCGAGTATTTCGCTAGATGCGGCCCCGTTGTCTCCAGCACATCCGACAATGAACACTCGACGGCGACGCTGGGCGACTCCGAAGTATTGAGCGTCAAGCACACGCCAGCTGACGCCGTACCCCCTGTCAGTAAGCGCCCCGATGACGATTCCCATGTCTCGTCCGTCGTTTGATGACAGAAGGCCAGGTACGTTTTCCAAGACGAGGTACTTCGGGGAGAGTTCATCCACAAGTCGAATAATCTCCCAATATAAGCCGGAGCGTTGTCCGGCAAGACCGGCACGTTTGCCCGCAACCGAGAGGTCTTGGCAAGGGAAGCCGCCGGTGATGATTCCTCGGTCTGGAATAAAGCCTGCTGCACGGAGGTCATCTCCACTCACTTTCGTTACGTCCTCGAAGTGCTTTGCTTCGGGGAATCGGTGTTGCAATACGCCTCGGGCGTTCTTGTCGATTTCTACGGTCGCTACTGTCTTAATGCCGTTGCGCTGCATAGCCAGGTCAAAGCCTCCCACGCCTGCGAACAGCGAAACTGCGGTCAGCTCACCAGTCACGGCAGGCTCCTTGCTGGTCGGGGGTCGGCAGGCCGTGTTGGATCCGTAGCGCCACCCAGACCTGTTGCTGGGCGGTTGCCAGGTACGGAGCCTTAGCGAAGCGCAGGCCGCCGTGGTGCTGCCAGTTCCAGAGCGTGATGCCCAGCCCTCCCTCGTAGGTTCCCTGCTGTCGCCAGTTGTGGGTCTCGCAGAGGTAGACACGGTTCCACGCCTTCATGACGGGAGCCGAGACGAGGGAAGCGACGTGGCGCACTACTGGGCGCACGGCAGGCAGGACTTTTGCCTCAACGTGGTGGTGCGGTGCTGGGGATGCGATGAGCACAGCCAGCGCTCCGGCGATGAGCTTCTTCACTTGCCCTCCGTTGCGTCCAGTACCTTGATTACGTCGCAGGGGTAATCGGCTGGGTAGCCACCGTCTTTGGTGCAGAAACCGCAATAGTCGCCAAGATAGGTGTGCTTCTCTCGTAGGACTTTACGTTCTTCGGGGGTCATTGTGGCTGAACGTTCACTAGCGCCTTCTGTGGTCGAGCGGTCACTTGTGTTGTTTTCGTATCGGTTTGTCACGAGTGCGCCCAGAAACCGTAGGTGCAGACCCCGAACAAGAACGCCCAGCAACCGAGAGCCAGGGCGTAGGCGAAGCAGTAGGAGCCGTACTGCCGGTGCTTCTCTCGTAGTTCTTGGCGCTGTTCCGGTGTCACTTGCACTCCTTGCCACAGCCGAGGCAGGTCACGGTGTCGCCGTTGCCGTCAATGAGATCAGCGTCGGCATCACGGAACCAGCCAAACAGTTTCGCCCAGCACTCGGGGCAGAAGATTTGCCAGACACCGTGGGTGAACAGACCGTAGGCGATGGGCTTGGTCGTGGGCTTGCTCATCATGCACCTGCCTTCTTCAGGTCGGCGAGGTCAAAGTCCTTCTGCTCTTGGCTCACGTCGAGCGTTCGGCTGTTGATGCGGATGCCGGTGAAGGAAATGCTCTCGGTAAAGCCGATGTTCTCACCTGCGAGGGCCATCTTGACCTTCATGGCTTCCTTGTCGGCGCTCATGACGTAGACGTTGCCGTCTTCACGAATCTCGGCGGTTGCCGTGCGGAACTTTGCGATGACTGCCTGCGCCTCCTGGAGCGATACCCCAACCCGTTCCGGCTGCAGGTAGATGTGTCCGTTGCGCTTGTACCAAGTTGCTTCCATGTGTCCTCCTCAGAACTTCGGCGCTTTGCCGATACCTAGAGCGTACTGTCCGAGCGTAGGACAAGTCAAGCATTTTTTTAAAGTTTTTTGCGCCTTGCAATTACTGGGCTTTTGCCCGTCGAGTGGCGTGGTAGCAGGCGGTGCACATCCCTGAGCGGATCCGGTCGGCTGGCGTGTTCTCCACGATGCGCCCACAGGTCTTGCACTCAGAGAGTTCGGCCTTCTTCGCTCGCTCCTTGCCGGTCTGCACGAAGCGCACGAGGTCATCGACCTTCAGCGCCATGCGAGCCATCTCGTCAAGCAGGCGTGAGATGTCGCGCACGGAATCGAAGATGGGGTCGGCAACGTCGGCCTCGCTCATCTTGCGAACGACTGCCGAGAGGGTCGGGTCGGAGTGCGTTCCCCTCGCCCGAGGGCCGGAAGGGGTAGCGTCCTTCTCGGCCCTCGTGCCAGCTCGTCGGCAGAGGTCAAGCATCACGCCGTCGGTCAGTCGGCTTAGAGACTTCTCGATGATGCGGCGGTCACGGATGAGGCGGTCGGCGTTCTTCATTTGTCTCCCCAGAGGTAGAGGGCAAGCCCGACGGCAAGAATAATAAAGACCAGTATCACTTCGTCCTCCGTACTAGTTCGACGATTCTATCGAAGTCGCTGGGCTTCCAGATGTAGACCTCGGCGCAGGGTATCTGCTGTAGATCCGCGAGCACTTCGTCCTGGGCCGGCGAGGTGCGACCCTTCTCACGCTTGAGCTCGGCGAAGATGAGCCGAGTGCCACGCCAGGCAGTGATGTCGGGGTAGCCAGCGAGCGAGACACGTCGACTGTCCGGCACGGAGTAGACCGACCAGCCCTCAAGCCGCATGAGGTGAGCGACCTGCTCATGAAAGTCCTTCTCTAGCATCGAGTTCTTCCACGCCGCTTTGCCGAACAGGGGGTCAGTTGCCATCCGTGCCCTCCTCGGGGAATTGGTTACGGCTGAGCCACTGGTCGATGATGAACTCGATGCCGGCCTCTTTCGCTCGGGCCTTCATGCGCTTCTTCTCCTTGCGCGAGTGGCGCTGACTGCTCACGATGCTGAGGTCGTAGATTCCCCACTTGCCGAGGTGAATCCGTCTATCCCTGGTAGCCATACATCTCCCTTGCTCGTTGTGCTGCGATGAGGTCTGCCGACGTTGCCCATGAGTGGACGGTGAAGCCGTGCTCTTGAGCAAAGGCTGGGTGTCCGGTGATGAACGTGTGGCAGTTGCGACAGAGGGCGAGGACGTTCTCCTCGTCAAGGATGGAGCCACCTCGGGCTCGGGTCAGTATCTCATGCACGTCAGAAGCGTAGTGTGAGCAGATGCGCTCGATGCGAGCCTCGCACTCGGGGCGCTGTTCGAGAATCTGGTGGACGAACATCCGGCGCTTCACGTTGAGGGCTTGGCGTTTCTTTGAGACGGGGTTCAGTTTAGATCTCTTCATTGCCCTCCTCGTCCGGTAATTCAGGTTCGTCGAGCTCAAACTTCTCGTCAGGGAACCAGTTGCCCTCAGGCCACTTGCCGTTTGCTTCGAAATAGCGGATAGTCCACGCGAGGCACTTGTTGCAGAAGTGCGGATGCGCTCCCCAGTAGGCCTCGGTGCGAGTAAGACACCAGCGCTCGCAGCCGTCGCAGATGCCAGGGAGCCAGTGCGCCGCTTGCTCGTAGTGGGCGACTATCCAGCCAATCGTCTCGGGGCTGTCGGTTCCCATGATGGCGAGGCGCTGGCCCATCGGGTTTGCGTTGATGGAGATGCCATGCTCGAAGCAGTACGACATGAGCAGAAGGAAGTTGTCTGGCTCCTGGGGGTTGTCTGCCGAGGGAATCTTCACGTCTTGAGACTACACCAGCGCCGGAACTCCTGCCTCCCCATCATCGTCTCCTTTGTCAGGGTCGAAGGCATCGCCTAGCCCGAGCCGGAAGATTTCACGGTTCTTGCGCTTGACCTCCTCAAGGTCTGGGGCTTCGCCGGCCTCGAGCTCCGGCGTTCCGGCCTTTGCCTTCTCGAGAGCCTGCTTCCTTTCGGTGTCGAGAGCGACGGCGGCGTTCACTCCCTCAAGCATCGTCTGCTGGATTTCCCGAACGTAACGGCCCTCGGAGATTTTGTAAGCCTTACGGAACTCGATGGCCCAGAAGTCGGCGTCCTTGTTGCACAGGTTTCGCCAGCCGATTCCTTCGATGGCTTTAGCGATGGCAGGGTGCGTCCACTTCGGCTCGTTGTCTCGGCCCCATGAGTTGATGCCCTGTTGCACCTCTCGGAGCGCTTCGTTCTCGTCCGGCATAGGGCCGGTAAGGATTTCGGCGCAGACTGCCAGGAACTGAGCCGAGTTCGGGAGTTCCGTCATCGTTGCCTTGCACTTACGAGCTGCTGAGACAACGAGGTCGTAGTCGAGGTTCTTCAGCGTGTCGTGCCACGCGTTCACGATTGCGTCTTGCGGCACTCGGTTGTTAGATCCCATCAAGTGCCCTACAACCTTGAGCGTTTGTTCCGGTGTCATTACCATTGGTAGTCCTCCTCAGCGTTCTTCGCCCAATCGCGAAGTTTGGTTAGTTTGTCGTTCTTGAATCGTGATTTCAGGGTGGGGTAGTGCTTCTTGAAAGTGAGCGGCGTAAGAATTACAGCGAGCCAGAAAGAATCTTGCATCGCCCACTCGAGGATGTCGGTCAGTTCCTCGAGGTCGTTGCTTCGCAGCATCGCCTGGAAACCGTTGACTTGGGCCTTCGTCACCTTGAAGTTAGGCAGGCCGTTGTCGTTAAGACGAGACTGAAACAGGTCAATGAGACCGAGCACCTCCGCGCTCGCCAACGGCGGCGCAGAAGTTAACTGTTGTTCCTTAGTTGTCTCTCCTTC